ACACCTTCAATAAATAAAATTAAATGGAGTCCGTTGGATTTTGATCTGAATGGGACGAGTGGGTATTTTCTTTTACGAATAATGGATATAAGGTCTTGATGGCGTATATTATAACGATCAACATCGATGACCCCCCAAGAACATGTATTATCATCTCGTATGGGAACTGATCCATAGTAAGATTCTCCTTTTAAGTGTTGCACCCAATGATCTTTAGTCATTGGAGAAGGCTCTAACCAATGTTTGAATTCTGATTTACCTTTAGAATTTTTATTTCCTGTAGGTTTTGATACACCAAAATATGTTTCTGAGCCCTGGAAGAGTTCTACAAACTCCCCCAGGGTCTTGTCAAGTAGGTCCATAAATTAGAACGGTGTTTTAGCTGCCTGTTCTTCTTTATTATGATTAACCCTCACTGATCCTTTTTTACAACTCTCGTAAAAATCAAAAGCTGCCTTAACAACTTCTTCAGTATCCGCTGGTCCTTGATGTTCGATCTCCCAACCAAACCAAGATCCCAAGTTGTTTTTCTCTAAGACAGTTCTAAGAGTATACTTTTGAGTAAATGGTGCAGGTTTAAAAAAACCTTTTCCATCTTTTCTCTTCTGTCTTAAAGACATCATCATGGAGTTCCACTTTTTAGATTTTTTTCTTTGAGTGGATTTCATAGTTAGCAAAGCCGTAGATGTTTTTTCTGGCTCAACTACTAAGACATAATGTGAGGCAGTCTCTTCAATGTAATTACCATTTTCAAGTCTGTCTTTACCATCGTCCCCTCTTGTAGTTTTACTCATGATGTCTGAGTCGCTTGTGTAAACATTAACTGGTGCAACAGCTCCCTTTTCTCTGTCTCTCCATTCAATGTACTCAAGCTTGTAGTAACATGGAATTACTGTAATGCCTTTAGCACCATCATATAATTCGTCTGTTACAGTGTTATAAATCATTCCAGCTTTTGCTTCTGAAATAAATTGACTATCACCTTGTGTTACTTGTGGTGATAGTTGTCCTAACACTTTTAGGAATGGTAATGCTAAACTCTTAGAGTCTACATTCTCAAATCCTGCATCTGCAAATTGCTCAATATTTAAAGCAGCAACTGCACCTTCTTTTTTAATCGTGACTTCGTTCGATTGTCCGTCTTTTAGTTTCATATGTTCTCCGTTATTTGTTGTTTGTTAGTATTTGATGTTAACGTGTCCGCTTACACCAGCATCGGCAGCTCCAGCAGTTGACCATATTTTTAAGGTCACTGTTGTGTTACCTATGTTCGTTTTAAGGGTAAAGTCCTCACCCTGTCCTGTTGGTACATCATTCTTAGTCTTATCAGTACCAGCAGATGTCTTGACTTCAACATTCCAAGTTTTACCATCTGGATCTGTTACAGTTCCCGTAACATCTACATTCCAACCACCTGTGTTGAAATTTTTCTGCACTTTAGCATAACCATCATCGTCTAAAGTAAACTTCATGTTTGTTGATCCACCTAATAAACCATCAGGTAAATCATCTATTACTCCACTCATTGTTCCTCCGTTATTTGTTATTTGTTATTTTTGTTTTATTTGCGATGTACACACCGAACAAATCAAATGGTAATTCCTTACCACCTTCAACTTGTTCTCTAACAAAAGCCTTAAGAGTCATAGGTTCAACTTTTTCTTTTTTATTATAGTTGAATCCATTATCTTCACAGACCTTTATTAATTCAGAGACTTGATTGTCTTGTCCTCTAGTGAAAGAAGCAGTAACAGTGTTCTTAATTAAATCTTCGAACCCTTTACCTCTCAACCAACTGAAGGCTTCTTCAATTCGTGACTCAGGAATTTTTGCTGCATAGAATGGTTTAACTTCTACAGTTGAACCATCAGCTAACTTCAGCAACGATACACCAGCTTCCTGCATCATCTCTGGAATTATTCTCTCTTCCATATCTCTAGCTTTATGTTTTAAAAGAGATATTTTTTCTTCTTCTTCTTCGATTGTTTTTTTTAGATTTTTTAAAGTATTACATTTGTCAGATATTGATTTCACATTATCTTGACTAATGTCTATTGATGACATTTTTTCTATATCCATATTTTTCCTCCACAAGTCTCTTAAAATATCCACTTGAACTTTGCAAGAAAAAAATATAAATAAATTTTAGATGTGGAAATATCCTTATAAGACTCAGCCGTATGAGCATCAAAGAAATGCTCTAAACGAATCAGCAGAAAAAATACAATGGGCGTATTTTATGGAGATGGGTACAGGCAAAACAAAAGTAACAATTGATAATATAGGATATTTATCTTTTAAAGGTACAATTAATTCTGCATTAATTATAGCACCAAAATCTGTTTACACTATTTGGGAAACAGAAATTGAAACTCACATGCCAAAAGCAATTAAATATAAAATTTATAAATGGAATATAGATAAACCTAGAGAATATGATTTACTTAACAAATATGAACACCTTAGAATCTTTCTAATTAACGTTGAAGCTTTATCAACCAAAAGGGGAATGGATGTTTGTATTGATTATTTAACTAAAAATAAATTAAACTTTGTAGTATTGGATGAATCAACCACCATAAAAAATAAATCAGCAAAAAGAACAAAAAACATTTTAGGATTACGAAAACTGTCGCATATAAGGCGTATCCTAACAGGATCGCCAATAACAAAATCTCCATTAGATCTTTTTACACAATGTCAGTTCTTAAGTCCAGAATTATTAGGCTTCAGCAGTTATTTAGCTTTTAGAAATAGATACGCAGAAATGACTGATATACCTGTAGGATCAGGTAGATATATATCTGTACCTAAATATTACAAGAGATTAGAAGAACTTGAAATAAAACTTAAACAGTTTGCAACTAGAATACGAAAAGACCAATGTCTAGACCTGAAGCCGAAGGTAAGACAGAAAAGATACATTGAACTCGAAGGTGAAAGCAAAAAAATATATAATCGTCTAAGAACGACTGCACTTGCAATTGTTGAAGATAGTACAATATCATTTTCAAATAAACTAACAGAAATAATAAAATTACACCAGGTGTGTAATGGTTTTACTAAAGATGATGATGGTAAAATGCTTAAATTACACGATCATAAACTCAAAGCTTTGCAAGAAATTATAGATGAAACAGATGGTAAGATAATTATTTGGGCTAATTATCTCTGGAATATACATGAAATTAAACATTTTTTAGAATCAAGATATGGAGAAGAATCTGTGGTATCTATTTTTGGTGAGGTCAGTGTGCTAGAAAGAAGGAATGCTGTCGAACGTATTCAAAAAGATGATTCGTGTAGGTTTCTTGTTGGTAACCCAACTACCGGGGGTTTTGGTCTTACTCTTACTGCTTGCAATACTGTCGTCTATTATTCAAACAATTACAACCTAGAAGTTCGTATGCAATCTGAAGATAGGGCTCATAGAATGGGTCAAGAAGGTACGGTAGTTTATGTCGACATTGTGGCCAAAGATACTTTAGATGAAGCAATAATGAAATCTCTCACCAATAAAGGTCAAATTGCGGCAAAGACTTTAGGTGAAGAAGATCTTAAGAGTTGGCTTTTATGATCATTTTCGGACACCCTATACATCGTAAACATCATAAAAAAGTTGTTAAAATTGTGGCTGCAGTAATAATTTTGATTATTGTTGTGATAATTTATTAAACTGTTCTAGTCTCTCTAAAAATTTATCGCCATATTCAATCAAATCAGGCTCTGAGAGCTTAAACTCCTGATATTGGAGGTCTCGGGTGCAAATACTTATTACCCCTTGTTCTATGGGCCCATAATTAGCCGTATGGGCAAGATAGTAAGCCCCTAGCTGATGTTTATAGTCATCGACCCATTCTTCCTTCTTTGGCCTATTAGATTGCTTCCAGTCTACAATACTTGGTTTTCCATAAGCCATAGCAGTCAAATCACATGTGCCTGCAAATTGATTTTTATATTCTAAGCTTACCTCATTCCCCCAAACCTCATCTAACACTATGTTGTCTAATATTGTTTTGGCCATCATTCTTGGTTTCGCACCCTCTTCCATATCATTAAAATAACCTTGTCCTGTAAGATGATACTCTAAAACCTTATGCATTTCTGTACCTATAGATGAAGCTTGATTCATTATCCTATTTGCCTCCGATTCTCCGACTCGCCTACGCCAATTATTAAGTTGTTTCATATCTTTAGTGGCACTTAATATGGTGGTGACAGAAGGAACTTTTATATTGTCAACCAGATACTTACGCCCAGTTGTATCTGAGAATCTATTGTAATGTTTATATGGATATTTTTTATTTAATTTCACCAGGTTTTTGTAATTAATACTAATATTATTCCTGCCATACCAGTAATTAATACACCTGCCGATGTCAACATTATTTTTTCTATTCTTGCTACTGCTTTTTCTAAATTGTGTATTTTATCATGTGTTTGTTTTTGCATAATTCTACACAATTTTTCATGTGATTCTATTTTTTGTAACGCTGAATCAGATTTAGGCATTTCCTTTGTTTCCTCTCCCTAATGTTCGTCTTTGAGCTATTGCAGCTCCTGTTGGATCGTTTGGAAATAATGCTGAGAACTGTTGAGGGTTCACATTTTCAATTTGAGCTGGTTCTGGTGTTCCAACAGATTCTAATTCTACATCACCCATCACAGAAGCGTTAGCTTGATCCTCTCTTGATTGTTGATCTGCATCTGTTTCTATTTCCGCTCTTGCAGTTTGTCTTACATAATCTACCATAGAATTATCTACATCAACATTACCTGAGCTTCCTGTAAAATCTTGTGCAAACATAGACTCAGTAGTTATCTTTGGAATATTTTCTTCTTCGTATTTTGGCACTGTATTTTCATAAGGCATTCCTAATAGTCTTTCTTGAATAGCTTGTGGATCTACAGTTTTAGGATCTACTCTTGGTGTGTCTTCACTTTCATCAGCAAAATAATTCATCANTCTAGCAAAAGCTTCACGTTTTTGTGTTAGACCTAGTGCAGTTAATTTAGGAGTTACAGATCTACCGTATTTTCTTCCTCTTATTTTTTGTCCTTTTAAAATTTTTAATTGGTCATCAACACCTAGTGCATCATTCATATATCTTAAAGCAACAGGATCAGTTAACATTCTCCCTGCTTTTCTAGCTAATAATAAAAATATTGCTGGAGCAAAAGGATTGACTGCAGCCATACCACCACCAATAACTACACCAGACAAAACACCTCTACCTCCAGATAAAGTAAATCTTCTTTGAAGGAAAGTAGAACTATCTGAAATCGATACATCTGAAATTGCTTTCATGTAATCAGTAAATTTATAAAAATCTTCTGATCCACCTTTACCTAAAAGTTTCATCATTTTATCTCTTCCAAGATCTTCAGTTGCCTTACCTATTCCTAAGTTATCCATAAATTTATTTATATTAAATTCTGCAAAATCTTTTGGACCAAATCTTATTTTTGATACATCATAAATTCCATTATTTAATCTTACATCATCAATAGAAAAACCTCTGTAGCTTTGTAGTGCGTCTGTTCCTAAATCTTCCATTGCATCTACCATATATTTGTTAGAAGATTTTACTCCAGCTGTTTGTGCAACATCATTAAAGATTGATTTTGCTTGAGGACTTCCTGCTGTGTCAAATGATTTTAAAAATGCATTAAACATATATCTAGCTTTTGCAGCATCAAATAAAGCTTTACCATTACCAGTAGCATTCTTTCCAGCTGCACCAATTATAACTTTGAATTGTTCTATGGCTTCAGGTGAGTTAGATGCAAAAACATCTCTTTCCATAGTATCAAAAATTTTATCTCTTGGTAAACCTTCTCTTCCTAAAATTCCATTCACACCTTTATTTGTAAATAAAGTAGAATCAAACTTTCTTAATCTAGTAGCCATTGGTGCTTTTTGATAAAAACCCATAATNGAAGAAAAAGTTGCATTAGCTTCTTTTAACTTGTCATATAATTCTTCACCCTGTCTTATTTTAAAAGCAATGTCTCCATCAGCAAATTGTTTACCGCTTTGAGCAACCATTGCATCATAACCCTCTTTTATAGTTGAGTCGTTTAATAAATTGTTTTTAGTTAAATTACTACCAAACGCATTTAAATCTTTTTCCAAAGCTTCTCTCATTGACCAAACAACTCCTGTAGGTAGATTTAAATTAGATCCCTCTATAGCTCTATTCAACATTCTCATTACACCACCATATTCTTTAGGTGTAATTTTATTGTTGCCTATTAGTGCCATAGTTTTTACAAATAAATTTAAAGGGTCTCCGGTGTCCGTTAAATATTTTTCTACTGCCTTTACATCAAGATCACCAACACCTGGTCCATATGAAGGTATTTCAGGAAACATAGCTTTGTTATTTTCAAAAAGTTCTCTTGCATATTTTTGTGTAGCATCTAAACCGATAACTCTTGGGTTACCCATTGCTTCAGCAAATGTTTCAAATGCTTTATATTTACTTCCAATAACAGCAGCATTATCTTTAAATACTTTAGCAGCTTGATTATAAATTGATGAGGACAAAGCAGATGTTTTCATTAAGGGTGCATACTTAACAAGGCCATCTAAATATTGTTTACCAGCTTCTTGTTCAGCTACTTGTAAAGCTTCTCTTCCTATTCCAGAAACAAATGGAAATACACCAACAGTTTTAAAATAATTACGACCTAAATCTGAAAGTACACCATCTTCAATACCAGTCATCAAAGGTAATGGTAATCCTTTTTCTTTTGCAAATTCAGCCAGTCTAGCTGCCTTTTCTGATTTAGCTCCAAATAACTTTCCAGTTAATTTACCTAAAGGACCCATAATAAATGGTGTCAAAGCTGCTGCTCCTGCATTCCAATAAGCTGCGTTTCGTGTAGCTCTAGCTGCGTTTGCTAATATGTTTTGATCAATCTCTCTATCTGGTAAATCTCTAAATTGATCTGTAATTGAGTTTGCAATAGTTAATCCTGCTTGTTCATTTAACATATCATAAGTAATGGATCCTGTACCTGCACCTGCAGTACCACCTAATACAGAGTATAGTTCAGCTCTACCTACAGGACTTTTTAAAACTTTACTTGGAACATCAGCAGCTCTTGCCACTAATTTTAAGGCACCACCAATTAATTTTAATCTTCCAGGTAATCTATCTGCAACTTTAGAAGCTGCTTGTAAAAATTTTCCTGGTCCTTTTTGCCAAAGTGTTCCGTTCTTTGCAGCACCAAATATCTTTTTTCTCATAACAACATATGGTGCAATTGATCCTGATAAGTCACCTGCAAGCTCAGCAGTTGGTCTTCCTTTAAACATTGAATCTTCAGCTGCTAATGCTGCACCAATAGGATCCTGATAAAATTGTTCTTCCTTTGCAACTTGGGCTGCTGCTACATCTCTTTGACCCTCTAGTAAATTCATTTTAGGGCCTTTTAATTTACCTCTATCAATTAGTTCATCTATGATTGCTCTTTGCTTATCACTTAATTTTGATGGATCTAATGATTTATCATCGAGCTTTTTTTGTAATGATTCTAAAGTAGCCATTATTGTATTGTCCCAAATCCCTCTAATAAGTCTTCTTCACTTAAATCCTTATAAGGGTTTTCTATTGTTGGTTGTCCCATGCTTGCTTGACCAGTAACAATACCATATCTTTGTCTATATTTTCTCATTGTAGCTGTTTCACCCATTAATGATTCAATATAATTGTTTTCTAAAGAACTAATGTCTCCAAGAATAGTATTGTTTACAGATCTTAAATCTTTAATTACTGACGCTTGACCTCTTAATAATGGGAAGATGTTTACAAGATCTTTTGCCATTCTAATATCCATAGCTGTCAATCTGTCTTTAGATTTTAAAGAGTTCGCTAGTGCATAAACCATGACAGTTTCATTAATAGCTAATTGTGATAATGCTTGTTTATCTTTTTCACCAGTGTATTCAGAAATAGAATTCATTATTTTATCTTTGACTACTGAATCACCTAATAACTTATCAATTTCTTCACCTGCAGATTTTCTATCGTATCCTTCATTTGATTTTAACCAATCATTAATTAGAAGATCTCTATATTCATTTGCTTTAGCCTGAGCTTCATCTTCGTTTGTAAACATTTTCATACCAGTCATATCAAACATTGCATCACCAAGTCTTGATTTAAATAAATTAAATCTACCAAGCGGACCAGCTCCTGTTTTACCTTTTTGTTGAAACTCTTCTAATAAATCAATTGATTTTATACCTAATGAAAGTGCTTTGTATTTACCATCTAACTCAGACAATACTTTTAATCTTTCTGGATCTAACTTATCATTACCTACAAATCTGTTGTATGTTCCTGGAGCCATAGATCTGTAAACTCTTCTACCAAAATTATCTAACTCGCCAGGCATAGCAACTTGAACAGTTCCATCTTTTAATTCTAATGCTGCCATGTTCACGGTGTTTCCATTCTCATCAAAAAATTGAACAGTTCCTGGAGTGCCATCTGGATACTCTGGTACTTTAACTTCTAAAATTTCGTTTCTTCTTTCTATTTCATCTGATGCAAGTTCTAATGCATCTGACATAAATTCATTTTCTAATTCATTTTCTTTCAGTTTAATTGTTGCATAATTGTTAACTGCAGGGCCAAGTGCAGCTCCAAATATTTCAAGTGCTCCACTCAAACCACCTTGTTGTGTTTTACCTGACAATAAGCCTGAAGCAAGATTAGCAAGGAATACAAGTTTAGCTTGTGACTTTTGACCTGCCATTAATTCTTTTCTGTAAGCTTTTGCTAGATCAATAACTTCTGTGTTAACTTCAGTGCCATCCTCAGCTTTTATATTGCCTGGTTTGTCTAAATCATTTTCTACTTGGTCTGTTACAATTTTTTTATTAGCTTGCTCATTTGTAATTTCTTTATCTATTTTAGGTTGATCGTCACTTAAATCTTTTTTTGAAGTTTGTTTAACTTGTTGTTGATTATCTCCACCCATGTTTGTTGAAAGATTAGGTGGCAATCCATTTGGATCTACATTGTTTTTGACAACTTTATCTATATCTACTGCACCATCGACAACTTTTGAATCATTCTCAGCTAATGTTAAATTATCGTTGATGTTTTTTCTACCCATTCCTCTAGGGTTTTTAGGTCTAATTTTTTTTACTTCACTTTTGTTAACAACTTTATCTGGTGCTCCTTCTGCTCCCTCTACACCAATTCCATCCATAGAAGCTTCTCCAGAAATATCAGGTAAAACTCTTCTTTCACTTACAGGTGTGTCTCTGAATTTTTTTATTGAAGCTGCAACTGGTTCATAAACTTGTTCCTTTGCTAAATCGAAACCAAACTTACCTAAACCAGCAGCTCTTACATATGGATTAAGAGATGCAAGACCTGAAATACCATAAGATACTAAATCTCTTGGTATACCTTCTTTCATATACTGACCAACAACAGGGTCTACAACAGAGTGTACACCTTCAACACCTAATAATCCTGGTATTAATCTACCTGAACCTAGAGTTCCTTTAGCAGTAAACTGTGGGCTTTTAGGATTCATTATTTGTTGAATACCTCTTCTTGACTGAGAAAACTCTCTACCTAGTTTTCTAAAAAAACCTTGAGGTTTTACTTCTGTGCTAATTTGAAATCTTGGATTAGGTGGTCCATAATTTATATTAGGCCCTGAACTTCCAACCATTACACCTGTATTTGCATGAATTGGTTTTAGGTCACCTCTTTGAAGAGCAACTTTTCTAAACATAGGTCTGTTTAAAACTTTGTTCATTTAATCTCCTATGCCTGTTGTGAGCCTTGATAAGCTGCGAATGCTCCTATACCTGTTCCTACTGCTTGTGCTAATGGACTTGTAGTCGGTGTAGTTCCCAAAGTAACACCCGATTGTGTTTTTGGTCCAGCAGCATAAAGATTAGCTAAAAATTCTGCTCTTTGGTAAGGCTCATATTGTTGTTGTAATGTTGATTGTCTTTGCGCATCTAACGTTGCTTGAGCTAACTGCCTTTGAACACCACCAGCTTGCATCAATTGATTAATATCTCCTTGAGCCATTTGTTGTTGAGCTTGACCAATGCCAGCAGCAGTTTGACCTAATTGACCTAACTGTTGACCAGCTGCTAAACCAACTTGTTGCTGTCTTTGTGCAGCTCCTAACGCAGTTGTAAATCCTTGTTGATTAGCTCTACCCATAGCTTCTAAAGCTCTGTTTTGTAATTCTGCTTGTTGAACACCTTCTCTTCCTCCACCAAATGCTCCTGAACCAACAGCTTGTGCAGATAATTGATTTTGCATTACCTGAGCTTGTCTTCCAATTTCATCAGTTACATAACTTTGATATGGATTTAAAAATTGATTTATTTGTGCTTGACCTGGAGCTTGTGCAGCTAAAACAGTTTGACCTATACCAGCACCTAAAGTACCAAGTCCAGACGTTACTGCTGGAGCACCTACACCAGTAGTTCCTGCTTGTGTAATACCTTGTTGTTCTAAACCTGATAATGGAGAAACTTGAATTGAAGGTAACGTTATTGGTTTATTCGCAACTTGTCGTGCGATATCCATCAATTCAATTTTTCTCTCCTCTATACCAGGAGCTTCACGCATTATTTGCGTTTGCGTAGACGGTGTGCTAGGTGCACTTGATCTTCCTCCTCCAAAAAAACTCATTTATCTATCCATTTCTCTAATTGTACATGTCTTTTTTTCCATCCCCATTTCTTGGAAACTCTTTCCCAACCAGGTCTTGCCATGATGTTAAGACGTTTACATTTGTTGTGTTTAGCAAATTCAGTTACTTCTCTTATTAATTGATCTTCCCAAAACTCTCTTCTCTTACCAGTACAAATTGTAATTTCATATTGTGAATAATTAGGTAGTTCAGCTATTCTACCAATACAAACACCAAAAACTTTGTTCTCTTCAGTTTCATCTGAACCAAACATAATCCAACATTGCATCATATCTTTTTTTAGTTCTCTAAAAATAAATTCTGGATCTGCATATTTACCAGAAAAAGCTAAAGCTTCTGCAACCATAAATTCTGCTAATGGCCAAAATCTTTCAATGTCTTTTGGTTCGATAGGTAGTATGTTGACTAGCGGTTTAATTTTCTTTTTGTGTACTGTTGCCATTCTTCTCCTTCAATAAATCAAATACTCTTTTGTATCTTTTTTGTTGTTCGTAGAAGTATTGTGCGCCTTTTTCTCTCATGTCTTTCATGCTATTAGGATTCCCTCCAGCAATGATACCAGCACCTAATACTCCATCTGCTCTTGTTACAAACTCACCGTCTGCTAATTGAGCTAACATTGTATCTTCGTCTTTATCTCCTGCACCTGATCCATCTTCAACATAGCCCATGGCTCTTACATAGTTAGTTGAATCATTTTCATCATGTGAAATTTTTGATGGTAAATAGTTTACACCACCTTCGTTAAATTTTTTTACAGTGGCTAAACCACCTCTATATAATCTTTGAACATCTAAAGAGTATGGCCCCATTCTTCTACTGCCTNTTCCTTGTTCTTCTGGTTTGTAAATTTCTTCGTATTCTTTTTCTTGTCCGGTAGCCGGGTCAATGTATTTGTAATTACCCCTTTGCTTAGCAAGTTCTAAGTAACTCATATTATATCCTGGCATATAAATATCTGCTGGAGCTTGATCAAACGCACCCATTAAATATGGAACACCACCAGCTAATGCAGAAATTTTTAAAGGATCATATTCACCTTTAGCATTTTTTAATAAAGTTTCTGACAGTGTTCTACTCGCTTCTGGTGCTACGTAATTAGGATTTGCAACCATATTACCAAATTTATCTACACCTAAATTTTTTGGATTAGGTCCTTTTACTGCTGCTTGTCCGCCACCAACTTGTGGAAATATACCTGAGCTTAAAAATGCTGGTCGACTTTGTAAAAACTGAGCTTGAGTTGTAGGACTTCCAAAGGCACCAATACCACCAGCCCCTAAAGAGTATCCAGTATAAGCACCTGTAGCGGCTCCAAATAATCTTCCGATGCCTGATGCTCCTGAATCCTTTGCTGATTGATATCCTTTATATCCACCGTATGCTGCTAGTGCGTAGGGTAATAGGTGTATCATTTATAAAAATTCTCCTTTTAGATCTAAAAGAAGAATATTACCATTTTAAGCATTAATTATCAACTCATCGATGAATTTACCTGAGTATTGATGTTCACCAATATGTACGATCTCATCAAGCACGTAAGCATAACATGTGCCTCCTATGTCCTTCCAAAGCTTACAGAAAGCAAAATCCTCACCTAGATAGGTCTTTTCTACAGGGTCATGTAAACAGTCAAAAAAGTTCCACATATGCTTCCTAGGCACCATTTCACTATTTATAATAGTATTTTGTACAATTTTTTTTTCTGGATAAGCTTTAATAAGTTTATCAAAAACTGACCTCTTAATTAACATGCACCCCGTTGGGCTATGAGTAACTTCTATAACGCCTTTGTTTACCCTTATATCTTCATTATTAGGAACTCTCATAGGATAAGTGTTCATACTTTCAGCTAATTGTTCAGGACTTTTTATCTTACCCTTTTTAATTAAATCAAAAGCTTTATCCCACATAAAAGACTTTAGTGGGTAAGGAACTGATATAATCTCTTTGTCACAATCAATCATCTTAAATATTGAGTTTGCATGAAAAAAAATATCAGAATCAATAAACAACATATGTGTACAATTAGATTGTAAAAATGCAGATACACATAAATTTCTACCTTGTGTAACTAACGAAGATTTTATAATAGAAAATTCTATATTAACCTTTTTGGAATTGCATAACTTTAATAGTTGTATAATTGCTTGAACATAATGTAGAGATACTTCTGAATGACAGGGAGTGGCTACGAACAAACTTATCTTACTTGGTTCAGATACTGGTTTTGCATCTTCTTTCCAAATAGGTTCTATTTTCTTTTGATAATCATCTACCAATGGTCTTTTGTATACACTCATTCAAACACTCCTAAGGATAATGTTATTCTAGGATTAATACTTATTCCCTGATGCACTTCTCCTTTAAAAATTCTAATCAATTCACCTTGTTTAATAAAATATTTTTCTTTATCAATTATGTACATTGTTTCTCCATATAAATTATATAATAAAACATCATAAGGATCCGTGTGAACTGGCGAACTTGAACCCTGAAGCATACCTAAAAATAAATATATGTCAATTTTCTTATTGAATAATTTAAATTCTTGTATAATTTTTTTTAAGATTCTATCGAAATAAGGATTTGAATGAACATCTTGTACCTTAAAATTATTATTTAAAAGATTATTACTAGTGGGATTACCGTATATTTTACTTACATATGTATTATCTGAAAGAAGACTAAACAAGCTATTGTAGTCTAATGATAAGTCATCGAAGGGCGCATAAACTCTATTTGCTATATTTTTCACTAATGGCTCCTTGTAAAAAACCTTCCCACTCCATAGCTTTCTTTTTCCAGTTGTAAAATCTTTTATAGAACTTTTGTTGTTCTTCTAAATGTTCTTGAATAAAATCTTCATGTAGATATTTAGCAGCAACTTTAATTGCCATAGCTGTGTCTTTAGCCATGGTTTTGTAATCATTGTTATAGTTTATATATACAGGCCACTCTGCACAAGTTTCATATAATGCACCGTAGTTGTTAGTAATAACATGAACTCCTGCTGCTAGAGCCTCTAGTGCAGAAGCACAAAAAGTTTCTTCAAATATACTTGGATAAACAAACATATCGTATTCCGTCATATGTTCTAAGATGTATTCGTTTGGCTTATAGCCTATGTAATTTACATTTGGTAATTTCTCAGCTTGTTCATATAATGGTTTGTACTCATGATCGTTATGCTCCTTAAATGCATCTCCGTATACTTGACAAGAACTGTAAACATCTAATGTTATGTTAGGATCATCAATCTCTTGCATAGCACCCAATACAACATTTAATCCTCTCCAAGGTGTACAGTGGTGTATTAATTTTATTGGATCACCTTTCTTATATACTTTTCTTTTTGGAAAATTATCAGTTCCATTTTTAATAACTACAGATTTGCTTTGTGGTATATTAAAGAAATATCTAAATTTTTCATAGTTCCAATGACTGTTAAAAACATACCAATCATATTCATCATGTCTTTCAGGGTTACCAAAAAACTCTTGTAGGTTACCTTGGTCAAAAGAATTTTTTTGCCACAATAAATTTATTTTGTTTGGATCTAAAGGAACTTTGCCTGGTATTGATGTGCAGATTTGAACTTTATCTAAAAGATTTTTTGAGACGTATTTATTCAACATCTCATGTTGTAGCTCCGTGGCTCCTCTTGGTAACATTATTTTTTAGTTTCTGATTTTAAACTTATCTTAGTTACCTTAATTTCTAAATCTTGTCTAAAGTCTTCTGCAGTTGTATCCGTATTTGGATCAGCAACATCTGCATCAAACTCTGCTTTGTCAGCATATACTTTACCAGTTCTTTTATGTTTAACAACTTCAATTGCTGTTGCTGGTATTGTTGGTATATCTTTACTCATAATTTGTCCTATTCAATGTTTATAGTTAATGATAATTTATCCTCATCTTTATTATAAACCATATGGTTTGTTCTCTTAGGTATAATACAAACTTCTTGTGGTTTCAATACAAATTTTTGTTCTCCTATTTGCCAATGAGACTGTCCATAGATTTGTTTTACTATAACGGAATATTCATGTTGATGTAAGTCAAAACTTGCTTTTTTACCTGGTTTTGAAAGATAAAAATTTCCCCACGTATGCCAACCAGTTTCTTCTCTAACAATATGATCTATGTTTCTTAACTCTTCTGTAAGGTCAAGAATATTTATTAAAACAAAAGTAAATCCTTTATCATAATATTCTTTCCACTTATCAAACATTAACTCTCCTTTCATATCAAAAAATCTTTCCGATTGAAATCTTGCTAGTGAGTCTATCATTTCAATTGATGAATGACCTAAATTATTTTTAAATGGCCATCTACGAGTTATTTTTAAAAAATTTAATATATCTTTTTCTTGTAAGGGAATATTTATATTTTTGATTCTTTCAGCTATGCTTTCAAGATTCATTAATTTACGCGACCTTGCTTATTGTATTTTTTATAGTCACGCTTCTCATTTTTATTTAATCTCTTTTTATGACGGCCAGGACGTTTTCTAGGTTTTGGTCTTGGAGTAAAATATTTAAATTTCCTAGCCATTCTCCTGCGATCTATCTATCAAGGCATATGATATGACACCTTCAACTTGAGCTGTCCCTTGTGCTTTTATACCATCTCCACCTTCTAAATTTAAAACTTGATTAGCTGCTTGTTCAGTTGTTTTAGTCGCCATTGATTTTTGAAAAAATGTAAAGTCAGCTCCAGCTGAAGAATCTCTTAATTTACAAGTTGCAACAACAGATCCAGAACTAGTGTTTGTAATTGATACACTTTTTACAATCGCTGCCGCTGTGGTAGCGATAGTTAATACAGTTGTTAGGGTTCCTCCTGCTAAAGCGAAACCTTGATTTTTATATTGTATGGTCATGATAAAAAATAATTAAATGTGTCTACTTCGTTCTTCATATCAAATTGAAAAGAAAAATTCAATTGTGATTTAAGAGTATCTAAAGCTTCAAGTATTTGCCTTTGATTGGATTCTTCATATGTAGGTTTAGGTTCTGGTATATAAATATTTATTTTTGCCATAATATTTTATTACGATCGTCTTGGTCCGCCTGGTCCTCCAGGTCCCATGCTTTGACCACCAACTCCTTTATCCATATCACCTGGTCCAGGTTTTCCTCCGCCTCCTTGGTAGTTTTGTCTGTTGTCGTCTTTTGTAGTGTAGTTTACTTTAGGACTAATTCTTTTCTTTATATCTTTTATGTTTCCGCTTCCTCCTGCTTCAATATCTTTTTTAATTAAATCAAGATTTACTCTGTCATTTATCTGTCTAGCAGCAAGTACATTATATCTATTAAGTAAATTAGATATATCTTTACCTTGTTTTTGTAACCTAGGTATTCCTATTTCTTTTATTGTGTTCATTCTTTTAGTGTATGCTTTATCTAAACCAACAGTAGTAGGCTCACCGTACTTGCCTCCAGTGATCATATTTAAAAAACCTCCACTAATAGGACCGTAACCTTGCATAATATCTCCCTCACCTATTCGACCCATACTGTCTGTACTAGTTCCGTAAGTTTGATCGAAATAACCTCTAGCTGCATTCATGTAAGGATCAGCTGGTAACACAGCACCTAATATATTAGCTGCCATAGGAAGCACTCCAAATTGTGCTATTTGTGCCAAACCTGATTTTTTAGCTACGTTATCCGCTACTTTCTTTTGAACTATACTTTTAGCAGTAGATTTTAATGTCTGGTCCTGATCTACTGTTTGAACTCCAGATGCCATTTCTCCTTGCATTCTATAATTTCTGTAATTATCGTAATTACCAAACCTAGCTTGTAATGCTGGTTGTGCTAAATAATCTGCTAAAAATTCATCATTCATATTTTATCTCATACCATCTGGTTGTGTGTCAGCTCTAAAGGTTCCATATCTCCAACTTTGGTTTGTAGAGGTATTCTCTACTTTTAAACTAGCAAATCTAGCTCTAGCTCTAGTATCTACTTTACTAGTTGTTGAGTTGATTGTAAATGGTCCTAGTGGAGAAGATGATTCGTTGTCCGTTGGAAAGTCTTTCAAAAGAATAGATATTTTAGCGTCTCCCGTTAATAATTTAAAATCTGGCACGAATCTTCTCATACTCATAAAAAACTGACCTTGGCCCTCTAAGTCAAGATCAAAATCACCCGATTGTATAAACGAAGTAATAGCTGTTGATGTTCCAAAGAAGTCGACTTGATTGCTTCCTATCTCTTGGGCATAGTATGTGCTTGCTCCATTTGTATTTGTTACACCCTGTATTGTTGGAAATGTGGGTACTCCAGATGTTATGTATTGAGTAGCGTACGGATTATCATAAAGTCTTGCATCTATGTATGAAGTTCTTGCTAATGAACCTGTTACCCAAACCTGTTCATTATAATTATAAGTTACAACTCTATCAATTTCAGCTGATCCTGCTTTAGGATAAAACCAACTTATCTCTCCATATAAACTATTGAGACCAGTATAAATTAATTCTTCGGCATCAAAATTTAAACCTAGATTGTCAGCATCAGATGTAAATACAAAGTCTTCTACTAAACACGGTATTGATTTAACTGTACCATCGAATTGAAAGAAACCTCCTGATCTTCCCATCCACCAAACAGATCCATTGACATACTTAATTGCATGTTGGCCTATTAATCCACAGTTAGATCCAACTTGTCTTATAGAAAATGTAAAAGGCGGTCCTACGAATTGCATTTGATATGCAGATGTGTCTGTAACTATTAATATATAATCTTTTGCTTTAGCACATCCTACAATTTGTGTGCCAGAGTCGAGTCTTAAAGTTCCTGCAGTATTAATTGATGTAGGAATATAATCACCTGTAGTTTCTTGATCTGAAAACCTGATAAACATTTTGTCTTGTGAGTTACTACTTCCGATTGTAGATTCAGTTCCCATCATAATTAAATGTCTATCTCTTTCAGATACCATTGACATCACTGAAGCAGTNGGTGCATTACTAATAACAGTTGCTCTGGTGCTTAACGCATTATTGTTTGCAGCAATAGGATTCCATTCAAAAGATTCTCCATTTTTTATAGTTGCAATTAACTTCTGTCCAAAGTTATCAAATGACCATGATGCAGGGTCAAGTACAACAGTTGATGATAATGATG